CTGGTTGGGCATCGGAAATACGCACTGGTTCGAGCTTTAATAAGTTTGCTTGTGAGCTGGCAGAATCGTCTGCAATCGGGCGTGCTTTGGCTAACTACATCTATTCGAAAAAAGGTGCAAGACCTAGCCGAGTTGAAATGGAAAGAGTTGCAAACACTGGACAATCATTTACAGTAGAAAACAAGCTAGAAGATCCAGTGCAATGGGGCGAAACCGATTGGACTACAGCTATGCCAGAAGCACCTAATCCACCGCCAGAATGTGGCTGTGCTAAAGGTATGGCACTAAAGAAAGGTTTAAGCAAGACCACTAAAAAGCCTTATTATGGTTATACATGTTTAGATAACATTAAAGAGCATAATATTTGGGCTAAACAAACCAGTACAGGGGCTTGGTACTTTCCAAAGGATAAGGAGTAATCGTGGGCTATATTGCTTTCATAAATGGCCGTGGTGTTCACGTTGTCATGGATGATAATGGTGTTCATTTAGAGCAATCTGTTATCAAATGTGAAGTCTGCGATGATGATCGAGTATTTAAGGATGGCACGTGTTTTAGATGCCATGAGTTGATCAATCGTGACTAATTACACGCAGTTTAAGTGCAATGGATGTAAGCGTAATACTGAGTTCTTATGGCTTGACTCTGAGGATCTGCCAGAAGGATTTAGACTTTACCAATGCACTAGTTGTGGTTGCGTGGGAATCAAGAATATAGTTGAAGCTTTGCATATTCCAGACTCGGATATATGCAGATGTGATAAGTGTGGTGGATGGAAGTTTATTACCGTGGGCTGCCACACTTGCCAGTTAATAAGTGCTAAATGAAGCCATACTATGATGATGAATTTATAACCCTTTACAACGCAGACTGTATAGCAAACAACGACTGGGCTGCACAGGCCCATGTAATGGTAACTGATCCGCCTTATGGCACAGGCCAAATGGGTTATGGCCGTGGTGGTAGGGAAATAGCAAACGATTTAGATACCATGGTTAGAGATGAAGCTTTGCAGCTGTGGGGCGATAAACCCTATGCCATGTTTGCTAGTGGCAAAATGCCCAGCCCTAGTTTTACCTGGGATCACCAGTTAATATGGGACAAGGCAGTTGCAGGCATGGGCGGCAAGGTGCGCTACCAGCACGAGTTGCTATATGTGTACAAATACGGACAAATAGGTAATGGGTTTAGTGTAATACGTGTGTCTAAAGAGTTGCATTTAACTAAACTACACCCACATGCAAAGCCACCTAGTTTAATGGCAATGATCGTAGGTGCTGCACCAGAGGGCGTAATTGTTGACCCGTTTGCAGGCATAGGGGGCACACTTATAGCTGCTAAGCAATTAGGCCGCAAGGTTATTGGCTACGAGTTAAACATAGAATATTGCGAAGTTATTGCCAATAGGGCTGCACAAGGGGTGCTTATATGAAGTTTGCTTATGCTGATCCTCCTTACTACAAACACGGTAAACGCCTTTATAGTAATTTACACAAAGATGCAGCTATATGGGATAAGCAACAAAGCCATTTAGATTTGATTGAAAAGCTTTATAAAGATTACCCAGATGGTTTTGCATTATCTTGCAACCCTACAGATTTACCATGGATATTAGCTAAATACCCTGATTTGCGTGTTTGCATATGGGCTAAAACATTTCACCAAATACTTGCTGTTACTGTGCAGTATGCATGGGAGGCAGTGTTGTTACATGGTGGCCGCAAAGTACGTACACGTAAGCCTATGGTACGGGATTGGCTAAGCTGCCGTATTGCTATGAAAAAAGGTTATCCTGGTGCTAAACCAATAGAGTTTAATTTATGGATTATTGATTTATTAAACTACAAAAATGGCGATGTGTTAGATGATTTATTTCCTGGCAGTAATGGAATGGCTGAAGCAATTGCTTTACGCCACGCCGTCTGACCTGCGGTTATGCTAATGGCTATTGACATTGATGCTACCCTCAAAAAGCGTTCGATCTTAAATCGAAAAGCTGAGCCGCCCAAGGCCAGGCTCGGTAGGCGCAGAGTTTGGGCAGGCTCTATGCTAATTGCATTTAGTCTTTGCTTTTTAAAAGATTATTCCGTTGCAGCTGATAAACCTATGCATTACAAACAATATGCATTTATCCAGTTAAACCATTCATTCACAGAGTTTTACTGTTTAGATGAGTTATATCATAAAGAAAGTAGATGGAATCCTAAAGCTAAGAATGGTAGTCATTACGGCATACCACAAGGTAGATCTAAATATCTTAGTAAAGTAAATGGATATAAGCAGGTAGAGTGGGGTATTAAGTACAATAAGAATAGATATGGTTCAATGTGTAAAGCATTAGATCACTTCAAACGTAAGGGATGGCATTGAGCGAACGTGCGTTAGGTAGTGGTAAATGGAAGAAGTTACGCATACAGATCCTTGACAGGGATGGATGGCAGTGTGCCCTTTGCAATGCACCAGCTACATCGGTTGATCATATATTTCCTCGTGTAAAAGGTGGGGAAATGTGGGCTTTGGACAACTTACAGAGCCTCTGCAAATCATGTAACAGCTCTAAAGGTGGTCGTTTTTTTAGCCACAAGGCGACCCCCCCTGTCTTTCTGAAACCTTCTCTCCCTGAAACCACCAGCACAGTGCCAGATTCACCTTTTAATAAACCAGATACGCTGGACTTTGATGCAAACTGATACCGAATCAAGTCAGATCAAACGAGGGGTCGGGCTAATTGGCAGTACCGAGCCTAGAATCCACACGCCTTTATTAAAATGTGCTACAAAATCCGAAGAAGTAGCACAATTAGCTGAACAAATTGGGATGCCGCTTATACCTTGGCAGCGCTGGGTGTTAGATGATCTATTGTCTGTAGATGAAAATGATATGTGGGTTAAGAAAACAGGATTAATTCTAGTTAGCAGGCAATCGGGAAAAACGCACCTAGCACGTATGCTTATATTAAGCCATTTATTCTTATGGAATTCTAAGAATGTACTAGGTATGTCCTCTAATCGAAATATGGCATTAGATACATTTAGAAACGTTGCATACACAATAGAAGATAACCCATTTCTAAAAAATCAGGTAAGGCAGATACGTCTGGCTAATGGCCAAGAATCTATTAGCTTACTTAATGGCGCTAGGTATGAGATAGCCGCAGCTACACGAGATGCGCCACGTGGTAAGACCGCAGATTTCTTATATTTAGATGAATTACGTGAGTGGTCAGAGGAAGCCTTTACAGCTGCACTACCAGTAACACGTGCAAGGCCTAACTCAATGACATTAATGACAAGTAACGCAGGTGATGGATTTAGTACAGTATTAAACGATTTAAGAGAGCGCTCATTATCTTACCCACCAGCGACTTTGGGTTATTATGAATGGTCAGCACCGCAACACTGTAAGATTAATGATCGCAAAGCCTGGGCTATGGCTAATCCAGCATTAGGATATTTAGTAACAGAAGAAACTTTAGAAGAAGCTGTAAATACAAACAGCATAGAAGCTACACGTACTGAAATGTTATGCCAGTGGGTAGATAGCACACAAAGCCCATGGGTATATGGATCTATCGAAGCATGTAGTGATAGCACGTTAGAAATCCCTGTCGGCCCTCAGACTATAATGGCCTTTGATATTGCACCTACTAGACGTTCTGGCGCTTTGGTTATGGGTCAGATAAAAGATGGGAAAGTAGCTGTAGGACTTGCACAGCTTTGGCATAGCGATATAGCAATAGATGAAGTTAAGATGGCAAGTGACATAAATGAGTGGGCAAGAAAGTATCACCCACATATAATCTGTTTTGACAAGTACGCCACACAAACAATAGCCACAAAATTAGAACAAAGCGGATGGCGTATGCAAGATGTTAGCGGCCAAGCGTTTTACCAGGCATGTTCAGACCTAGCAGATGGTTTAGCCAATAACCGCATAGTTCATTCTGGACAAGCAGACCTAGTACAGCACCTAAATAACTGCGCTGCTAAAACAAATGATGCTGGCTGGCGCATTATCAGGCGTAAGTCGGCTGGTGATGTTACAGCTGCAATATCTTTGGCTATGGTCGTATCAGAATTAACAAAACCACAAAAAACAGCGCAAATCTTTGTCTAACTTGCACCATTAGTCCGTTTTATGGTATAAAGTATATCTATGGGTCTATTGTCTGCTTTGGGTATAAATAAAAAAACCGAAAACGTCCAAGCGCAATACGCCCCTGCCATTATGGACACAGCCTATGGCTATGGTTCATTTACAACTGGTGTTGGTAATTTCCCAGGTGGATTAGATCGTAATTATGCGATGCAAGTACCTGCCGTTTCACGTTGCAGAAATCTTATAGCTGGTGTAGTTTCCTACTTGCCGTTAGGTCTTTACAAAAAGTCTAATGGTGAGGAGTTGGGGAACCCTCTATGGCTCGAACAACCAGACTATCGGCAACCAAGATCCGTCACCATATCATGGACTGTCGATAGTCTTTTATTTTATGGCGTTGCATATTGGCGTGTAACAGAATTATATGCAGATGATTTAAGGCCATCACGTTTTGAATGGATTGCCAATAACAGAGTTACATTTACTACAAATAAGTTTGGTACAGAAGTAGAAGCTTATTATGTAGATGGACAAACTGCTCCAATGTCTGGTATTGGTTCGCTTATCACATTTCAAGGATTAACACAAGGTGTATTACAAACCGCAGCACGTACAATTCAAAGTGCATTAGATATTGAAAAAGCAGCAGCTGTATCAGCACAAACACCAATGCCAAGTGGTTACATTAAAAACACTGGCGCAGATTTACCAGAGCAACAAGTATCTGGATTATTAGCACAATGGAAACAAAGTCGTCTAAATAGATCTACAGCATATTTAACATCTACATTATCTTATGAAACTACAGGCTTTAGCCCTAAAGACATGATGTATAACGAAGCACAACAATATTTAGCCACACAGATTGCACGTGCTATGAACGTACCTGCATATTACATAAGCGCAGATATGAATAACAGCATGACTTACCAAAATATTATTGATGGTCGCAAAGAGTTTGTAGCCTACTCACTACAGCCGTTTATCTGTGCGATTGAGGATAGACTTAGCATGGACGATATAACCGCCAGAGGACATTCCGTAAAATTCAAAATTGAGGAATCGTTTTTAAGAGCTGACACAATGAAGCGCCTAGAGGCATTAGAGAAAATGATAAATCTAGGTTTAATTGATGTGGAAGATGCTAAAGAAATGGAACAAATGACACCTAACGGAAGAGAAA